GGTGAAATTGAATGCATTGAAGCCATCGAAGCGCAGCTAACGCCAGAAGAATATAGAGGCTACCTAAAAGGTAACGTAGCAAAATATGTTTGGCGCGAAAGGCATAAAGGGGGTATTGAGTCACTGAAAAAAGCCCAGTGGTATTTAGATAGGTTAATTAATTTAAAATAAAAGTAATAAAAATTTTTATTTTTCATTAAAAAGGGAACAAATCATGTCAAAACCAAGAGGATCAGCGACATATTACAGTCCTACTGTTTATACAGTAGATAGGTATCAAAATCCATCCAGTACGGCTGCCAATCAAGCTACGTATGAGGATGATGCAACAGTAGACCTGGACACATTTCAAAATCTTTTAAACCAACTTGAAGGCTCCAAAAAGCGTCAAAAGCGTCAAGAGTCTGTTGAAGGTCGTCGTGATATCTATGCTACCGGCTTGGCTGGCATGATGAGTAATTTTTAATTTAAATAAAGAAAGGCATGATGTCATCATCGTCCTCTTCTTCATCTTGATCAGCCATAAGTGTTAGTGCCAATTGGGCTAACTCAATATCGCTAGGAATGTCAAATTCTAGTTCGATGTTCTCAGCTTGCATCATGTCTTTTACGGCCTGGATTTCCAGGAGACGTTGATGATAGAGATTTAAAAGCGCAATATAAAGCTGGTCCCAGGTTAACTCTTTTGCTTCCAGCTCTGCTTTACGCATAGCAAGCTGTAAATGCAGTGGCAATTCAAATTCTTTGGTGGAAGTTGAGTCGCCCATTCGATTAACCTTTACTTCACTCATTCTAGTGTATAGAATTATTTTTGGAATTCAAAGATGAACCGTAAATCTTCCTCAGACAGGTCAAAATCACCGCCATGGGTAATATTAAATTTGTTAGCAAATTCTGACAAAACATAGGGGTTGATTTCTGTTTCTAGTTGTCTGATAGCTGCAACTTGCTCTGGTGATGCTGAATAATTTCTAAATGCTTTTAATAGCAAGTCCCCTGGAAGATTTCCAATATCTAAAAATAAACTAGCTTCTTGTCTTCTACGATCTAGCAAGCCACCAATTACTTCATGTTCTTCGTTAAAAATCCATTTACCAAATTCCTGTGCAGCTAAAATATAGTTTTCGGCTTCGCATTGATCAATGATTGAACTATATAAAAACGAATCCCAACCAACTGAATGAATAAAAGAAATTAAACCTTGTTTCATGTATAAATCAAGGTCAAGATTTAATTTATCAATTTCATCTGCAATAACGTTGATTTCGTAAAGCAAATACTCTAATGCTTTTTCTTTGGTACAACAGTGCCCTTGTTTAACCTGGGAGCCATCTGGATAGAATTGTGTGCCATAACCAAGGGTGTACGGGCTTCCTCCTGTGACTGGGTCAGGGTAAGCTTTTTCATTGAAACCTTCAAAGGCTTTAATGATAGAAAGTGCGTCCTGATAAAGATACATTGGAAACCCGCATATCTTTATACTATATATTACTTTCCTTGTCCACGGTGTTTTTTACGTCCGTGATTTGGTTTAGAATGTTTTCCTTGTCCTTGATTGGTTTTTTTGGGTTTACCAACCACGTAGCTGCCGCTTTTGTTCATAGGTCTAAAGATGCCTCACACATAATACTAAACAAAAATAGCTTCATCTGCTGAAGTTTTTGTTGTTCTTCTGGTGGTCTTGCTGGGGAACCAGGCCAATATTGTATTGCATCACAAACAGCGGTATATAAAGTACGGCAGTCTTCAATACTAATATCTATTTCAACATTTACCATTTGACTTTATGACTCCAGTACCTGGCACTCATTTTACTTGGTTTGCTATCTTGTGCGTCATGTCTTGCATAGTATGATTTTTTACGTGCTTTATCTTTAGCTGTCTTTGGATTTTTACCCGCACCTTTAACTCCTTGTTGGCCAAACCTTACAATTTTTTCTTTACCATTATCACAAGCTTTTACAACATGCGATTTAGTTTTATGTCCAGGGGTTTTCTTGGGCTTATTGCAAGCCATCTTGTCTTTATTTAATTTTGCTGCCTTGGCAGCCTTCTTATATTTTTCTGCCATTATGAACTAAAGAATGTAGTATATTCACTAATATAATCCCTCCCAGCATCACTATAAGAATCTTTTGGATCATCAAACAAGCTAAAGTAACTTGATTCCTCTTCGTCTTCGTCACTGCTGCTACTATCACCTCCAAATAAATCTTTATCTGTGCCTCCCAGCATCCCACCAACTTGGGACAATGCTGCAAAGGGGTCGCTAGAAATTTCTTCTAAACTAAACCCCTCTCCCATGGCTTGTCCAATAAAGGCAATATCTCCCCTATCTGCATCAGGCATAAATTCTGAAAAGAATTCATCTTCGGTTCCAGCATAGCCAGCATCAGAAAAAATTTGAAACAAAGCACTTGTGCCTTCTTCATCTATTGGATTAGCATCTTCTTCTCTTTCGATATAAGTAACTCCTAATCGTTCTTGTGTTGGAGTTAGTTTTTTTTCATTTAAGTATTTAATTGCTTCTCTAATATCTTTGGCAGCTCCTGTCCTCGTAATATCAATAATATAATCTTTAACTTCGTCCAAAGAAGCTGCTGTATCTAGTCCAAACTGTTCTAAGATTTCTTTCCATTCAGGATTATTCTCAGTAGGATCAATACCCTCTAAAAGATAATCTGCAAATTCTTCTGGCGTTGTAAATTCAGAAAAAGCTGCATCACCTAAGTCTAGCTTTGCCTCAGAAACTTTTGGTATAACAGTGTCAACAATATACCCTTTAATATCCGCAGCACTGGTAACATCTTTGGCAGGGTCATATCCATTAACACTACCAATTGCATCATAATGTAGTCGAGCAAATTGGTCTTTATTACTTAAATCAACACCATAGTAATAAGCGTATTGATTCCAAGTAATTCCGTTGGGATAAGCAGCGCTTTCTGTTCCTTCAATAATTGAGTTCGGATCTTCATTGGCTGCTTCATAATCAGCTAAAACACGTTCAGCCTGTTTCCTGTAGTCTTCATCTCTTGGGCCTTCATATCCTTCTCTTTCGTCAATTGCAACTGTTGGATCAAAATAAAAATTAGCATCAAAATACTGATCTGGTGTAGCTTGAATTTGGTTTAACTTTGCAGCTGCATGTGCTGATGCAACATTTTTTAATGCTTGCATTGCATCTTGTGTTTGAAAAATGTTTTGTTCATCTTCATCTAAGGTGTCTAGGTATGAAATAAATTCATCCATCGACTTGGATTGATCAAAGCGTGGCTTAATATAATCATCAATAAATAAATTTTTAAAGTCTTCTCCTAATCTATAAATAATATTGTATTTATTTTCTACTTCACCTGTTGGATTTCCATCTTCATCTAATACTTCAACTGTTTCAGAAAAAGCAGCTTCAGCTTCAGCTTTAGTCGTGTTTGGATCTAATCCATAACGTTCCATCAAGCTGGTCCAGCTTTCTGGGTTGGCCTGTCTTAAAGCTTCTTCTTCACTTAAATTTTCATTAAAACCATTATCTTTTAGTAATGTTTTCCATTCTTCTGATATAGTTCCATCTGCGTTTGTGCGGTCTGTAGTTTCAAGTGTTCTTTTAAAATTTTCATAACTTGTGGGTAAAAGTGCTTTGTCTGGATCTAAACCTTGAGCATCTGCACGTAATTTTCCTGTTATTTCTTCCAGTTCTTCATAACGTTCAAGCAGTGTTTCATCAAACCATTTCTGCCAGTTATAAACACTACTATTATTAGATATACCAGTTACACCACTTAATTGATTTTCAAGCGATTCTGTCATTGAATCAACATTCATTCCTGCCATTGACAAGAAACCGCCTATTCCACTATCACCAATTATGGAGTTAGCAATGGTGGAATTAGCTCCGTATATTTCATCGAAACCTGGTAACCCCCTAAAGATATCTAATTCTCTTTCTCTTGCTCTCTCTGCATTTAATTTATCTACAGATGTTTTTAAAACATCTAATGCCAAGGCTTGAAATTTATCTTGTTGTTCTAAATCTTTTCTTCCGAAAACATTAAAGACACTACCTTCTAAATAGCTGACTGCATCTTTGTTAATTAAAGGTGTTTGATTACCAAACTCGTCAACTTCATAAACAATATTTCCTTCTTCGTCTAAGACAAAAGGTTCAAAAACATTAAAGACACTACCTTCTAAATAGCTGACTGCATCTTTGTTAATTAAAGGTGTTTGATTACCAAACTCGTCAACTTCATAAACAATATTTCCTTCTTCGTCTAAGACAAAAGGTTCATCCCATTCAACTGTTAGACCTCCACTTGCTGTTCCTTGTGTTAAACCTAGGAGATCATCACGAATTGCATTTTGTAATGCGGTATTAGCAGCAGGATCATCATATATTTTGTTCCAATTTTCATAATAATTATCAGAATATATTGTTTCTTCTGCTGCATTTCCTCGATTGTCTTTATCGGCTATACCAGAATTTTTCTTTTCGGTATAAATACCATGTAGAAAAAGACCTATATTGTCATTAGTATTTTCAACACCATAACCACCAACAACATCTAAATCTGGTAAAAATCCTAAAACACTTGTTTGTGCAGTCTGCCAGCGTTCTAATCCAGCTTGGCCATAGCCTGTTGTTGCATAATAGTTGGGATCAAAAGAACCCATTGGCGGTTGAGCCGCATCACCGGCTGAAAATTTTGGAACTTTATTGTCTAAGTAATAAGCACTAAAAGTATTAAAATCACCACCTGTTACGTTGTTATTACTATCAACAGTTATTATGTCGGATTGATAGTTGCCAGGTAAAGAATTAAGGGCTCCTTCAATTAAACCTTTATAGTTCCCTCCTTGTGACTCATTAAAACTTTTAGCAATATTGTCATAGTTTTCTTTTAATCCTTTACCAACAAGATCTTTGTTATATGTTATTTTTCCACCACTAATGCTAAATTTTGATCCTGGTAATGCCCTGGCTTCATTTTTACCGTAGTTATTCCAGTGGGACTGACCAAATGTACCATATGCACTTTCTGCTGCTGCATTATTAAAAAAACTATTGCTATCAGGACTTAATATTATTTCATTTCTTACTTCTCTTCCATCAACTGGATCATGTTCAACAATTGAATAAGTTGGATGCCCTCTTTCTTCTCCACTTCCTCCTCCTGTTCCTGGTGCGCCTGGTTGATTAAAAACACCTATTCCTCTATGCCAATCAAAGCCCATGCGGCGTCTAGCTGCATGATCAATAAACTTTTCTTTATCTGAATTAGATAAGTTATCCCAATTTGATATTGCGTTTTTCCCCCCTGGCAAATCATAAATTGTTCCCGCAAGCCATTTACCTTGAGATGTATTTGTATCAATAACATCTACTGGGTAACTAATAGTGACGCCTTGAGTCGATTGAGTGACTCTAGTTGTTTTGATTCCCCCTTTTACAAAATTAAGAAAACCATCTCTATCTGCTTGATTAAGAGAAGGCCATACGCCAGGATTACTTCCTCCTGTTCCATCAAGAAAAGATTGATGGTCTGAATAATATTTATTCCATCCTCTATTTTTTGCTATTTCGTCTTGTATTGCATTCCCAAGAAATTCGTTTAGATTACCTTCTCTTGCAACATAATCTGCAAAAATATTAGACATTATGCAACAGCGTTACCTGGCTGACTAGACGTATCCATAAATTCTAAAGTATTTGATTTAACCCAGTTACGAATTAAATTTAAATTTTCTAATGAAAAAAAGTCTTGCTTTTCATACCAATTTTGCATTTCATCACTTCCTTTATTTGAATTACAGCGACGACAAGCAGGAATTAAATTGTGCCGACTGCTGCAACCGGACTTAAATTTTGGAATAATGTGATCCAATGATGTAGCTGTATCACCACAATAAGCGCATTTATGATCCCAATCTTTATATATTTCTTCCCTAAATCGTCTCTTGGCTAGTCGCGGCGTTAGTTCAACAAGGAGGGCGAGGGGTTCGTGCTCCGTTTTGAACATGTTTTTCTAGCCGTTATCTTATTTTAAAGCCACTAAACTTCATAAAAAGTAACGGCCCTTAAATTAAAATAAACTCCCTTGACGTCTT